CTCCTCTTATAGATTTGATTTTATCATTCCTTATAATGATAAAAATAAAGAAATTATTACAAATTTACCAAAAAATGGTATTATGATTGAATTTGATGGTGAGTATCATTTTTTTGATAAAAGAAAAAATCGTCGCGAAGGAGACTCGTTTCAAAATGATATTAACAGGGATATTAGAAAAAACGATTATTGTATTAAAAATAATATTAAACTAATTAGAGTTCCTTATACAAGTAATATCCAACAAATAAAAAACGATATTGATAATAGTCTTAAAAGTAATGATATGTTTGTGTTAACGGGTAATTATCCTAAATTAGGTTGGAATAAATAATAATAAAGTATTTATCAATATATGCAAAAGTTAGTACCAATTACGCGTTTAGGAAAATTCTTTGGTGGTGAAGATTATGCCTTGGATATCGGTATGGGTGAGGAGTGGTTGTTGGGGGATATGAACTTTACTGTTATTCTTTATAGAATTGATAGATACAAAACCAAAACAGATGATGTTTATGGTGAGGTGTTAGAAGATGGAATTCAGTTTATGGCCCCTATTGAACTTAAGGGATTGGTTCAAGTTATGGCACCACAAAACAAACTTCTTGGTAGTTCTAAAATTAAACAAGATGAGCCTGGTAATATGAAGTTTTCTATTTACCAAAAAACTCTTGATGATATGGACGTTAATATCTTTATGGGTGATTACCTTGGATATTATGAAACAGAAGATAGAGTTAGATATTATACGGTTATTGATGACGGACTTGTTAGGTCTGATAATAAACACACTTACGGTGGATACAAACCATTCTATAGAACGGTTACAGCTACTTGGGTAAGTGAAAATGAATTTAGAGGAATATAATGCCATTACCTAAAACACAAGTTAAACCTACATTACCTTTGGTTCCACAAAAAACTCTTTATGCTAGAAGAGAACAATTGTTGGAATATATTAACAAAGATGGAACTTACTTACCTAAGTCAGTATTACATGCTGATTTGGATAGAGGTATGTTAGATTTTGTTAAAGAAGATTTAAAAGTTGTTACTGCGGGAAAGATTGTTCCGATGGTTGACATTATTGTCACAACTCAAAACTGGTCACAATACGTTGAGACATCACAATTTGTTGATTTGGATAATAATCCAAATCCACCATTTATTACTGTAGTTAGAAGTCCTGAAGTTAAGTATGGTACAAATCCATCACTTCAATATACAATTCCAAATAGAAAGCAATTTTATTATGCCTCAGTTCCGACTTGGAATGGTAATGAACAAGGTATGGACATTTACACAATTCCTCAACCAGTACCTGTTGATATTAACTATAGTGTTAAAATTATTTGTAATAGAATGAGGGAGCTGAACGAGCTAAATAAAGTTGTAATGCAAAAGTTTTCATCAAGACAATCATACACCTTTATTAAAGGTCAATATGTTCCAATCATTTCAACTAATATTTCTGATGAGTCTCAAATGCAAATTGAGAATAGAAAATATTATATTCAAAATTATGACTTTACGATGCTTGGTTATCTTATTGATGAAGCGGAGTTTGAAGTTAAGCCAGCAATCGCAAGAGTTCTTCAAGTTTTTGAAATTGATACAAGAGTATTAAATAAAAAAAGAAAACAATTCCCTGAAAACCCTGATGAGTTCTTAACCAATTTTTTATATGTGGTTGGTAATAATAGTTTAATTGATAGAATCGACTTTACTGCAGATATGTCGTTTGTTAAATCTACAAACATATCATCATATGATGTTTACATTAATGGAGATTATTATGGAACCGATGTGCAAAAAATTCAAATAACAACTAACGATTCTTTACGAATCGATGTTGTTAAAGATAACAATTCAAAGGATTCTCTTATTGAGTTTGATAGTAAGTTGGTTTAACCCTCTCCGTAAATGTCTCTCTTTTCTTTACACTTTTCCATAATCAAATTCTCAAGGAATTTGTAAATTTTAATACCTCTTTTATCACAATACTTTTTTAGTGTCTCATGTGATTCAGGGGATATTTTTATGTTCTTTATTTCTTTCTTTGTTTTCATGGTAGAAAAAAGGCAGAATTAATTCATACCGTTTACAAATACATATCTAAAAGTCAAGTTTTTTGTGTTAGTATTGAATATTTATCATTAAAATAAATCTGCAAAGAATAATTTAATAATGGCAACAGCACAAGTTAATCAAAAAGTATTTGTATCCCCAGGTGTTTATACCTCTGAAACGGACTTATCGTTCGTGGCTCAGAGCGTGGGTGTTACAACATTAGGTTTAGTAGGTGAGACAATTAAAGGTCCAGCTTTCGAACCTGTTTTTATAACAAACTATGACGAGTTTCAGGCTTACTTCGGTGGTACTGAACCTGTAAAGTTTGTGAATACACAAATCCCAAAATATGAAGCTGCGTATATCGCAAAATCTTATTTACAACAATCTAACCAGTTGTTTGTTACAAGAGTATTGGGATTATCAGGTTATGATGCGGGTCCGTCATGGAGTATCAGAACAACAGCTAATGTTGACCCAACAACTATCGGATTACAAATGGCGATGGGAGAATCATTTACTGTAAATTTCAGTGGAAATTCAACAGGAAATACATTTTCATTTACAACAACAGATTCAGTATTTAACGAATATATTGCATCAAATCTTTATGTTCAATATAAAATGAGTGATGGAAGTACATCTAATTTAAATGCTGATTTCTCAAGTGTAATTGGTAATATTGCTGACCAACCATCATTATCTGCAACAACTGTTGCTTTTTATGGTGCAATTCCTGGTTCGGATTACTGGCCAATTGTTACTGAATATAGTAATCAAATTAATGAATATCTTTGTGATACTAATAATTTAGAAACAAATGATTTGAGTTCTAATAATAATGATGCATGGTTTTATGCTAATTTTAATAACTACTCAGGTAATGAGTATTCAGGTTATTCTTTTTATTATTCTGTAACAAACTTGGTAACAGGTGCTACTGGAAATTATACAGGTACTATCGAAGGTGAAGCATATTCTTTTTCAGGAACTGCTTACTCTGAATTTAATAACATGGTAATTGCAACACTTCGTTCAAGAGGTATTTCACTTTATGTTAATAATGCGGATAGTAATGACCACGGTCCAATTTATGAAGTTAGTGGTTTAACTGACTTATCAATGGTTTGTAGTGGTCAATATTCAGGAGTGACTCAATCACCATATGCTCAGTTTTTATTGTCAGGTGTTACAAAAGATGGTAATAATTTCCAATTGGAAACTTCATTATCTGCTGCTTCGTCTAAATATATTACTAAAGTTTTAGGTGTTGATAATTTTGGTAAATCAAGATATGAGACTCCTGTATTTGTTGAAGAGATATATCCAGGTTCTTTAAACTACGCATATAATCAAGGTTATATTAAAGGTTTAAATTGTGAGTTAGTTGCTCTACCTGATGCTAGAAGTCAAAGTTCAAGTTCAATTGCTTGGAACTTAGAAAAATATCAATCACCTGAAACACCATTCTTAGTTTCTGAATTAAGAGGTAACAAGGTATATAAATTATTCAAATTTATTTCAATCTCTGACGGAGATTCTGCTAACGTTGAAATTAAAGTTTCAATTGCTAACTTATCATTCAATAATATGAGTTTTGATGTGTTAGTAAGAAACTTTTTTGATACTGATACTAATCCTGTTGTTATTGAGAAATTTACAAACTGTAATATGGACCCAGCTTCAAATAACTTTGTAGCTAAAAAGATTGGTAGTTCTAACGGAGAATTCGCACTTATTTCAAAATATATTATGATTGAATTGGCTGATGAATATCCTGTTGACGCATTACCTTGTGGTTTCTACGGTTACACACAAAGACAATATGCAAATGCAAATAACCCAGCACCATATCCTAAGTTTAAAACAAAATATTATTATCCTGGTGAAGTAATTGCTGACCCTCCATTTAATAGTCCTTATGGTGGTAATAACACAGTTACATCTCCTGGCAACGTTGTTAGAAGAAGTTTCTTAGGATTTTCAACTGCTGAATATGGTATTGATGAGTCATTCTTAATGTATAAAGGAAAACAAAACCCTCAATCAGGTTGGGAACTTGCAACAGAATCAATTCCTTGGAACGTTTTATCAAAAGGATTCCATATGGATTCAGGAGCAACTGTTGTAACAATCGGTAACATATATGAGACAAGCGGTCAAACTGCATTCGAATGTGGAGTCGCAGATTTCAGAACAGACCCTGAAACTCAAGAAAATCCTTATTACTATATCTATTCAAGAAAATACACAGTATGTTTTGCTGGTGGATTTGATGGATGGGACATTTATGAAGAATCAAGAACTAACACAGATAGATTCC